TTTCTCGAATTGGTATTGAAGGCTTTCTGGGTGCTTCTTGATCAGTGTTTCATAGTGCGCAGCAGATTTCTCGTCCTCTTCGATGAAGTGATAGGTCGATGCAAGTCCCCAGATAACTGAATCCTCATCGGGTTTTATCAACAGAGCTTCTTCGAGCATGGCTGCTGCCAATTTGAAATCTTTTTCTTCTCTGCCAGCTGCCTGAGCGCCTTCAACCAACCCATTGAATTTGACAGTATCTACACCTGAACTATCTTTGTAATTTACTGTGGCCTTTCTAATTGTCGCGGCTCGCATATCCCACGCCTCATTTTGTACTCTCAGTGCACTACCAAGATCATATTCATCAGCCTCTGCAGAGTTTACTATTCTCTCGGCGTCGAGTAATGGATGTGCCCAATTACCGAGTTTGAAATATCCAGAGACATCTTTCAGATCTGGAAACGATTCCTTCTCTGGTTCACCCACACCAGAAGTTGTGAGCTTGAGCGCTTTCTTGTATAACGGAATGAACTTCTCACAGGCTTTCTTGGCGGCCTCTAAAATCTTTCGATTCCGTTTGATCCTGGTGAGCATATCCTTTCTACCATCCTTACTGACCAAATGTAAAACCTTTCCATCAGGCAGTAGGTCACGGTGTGAGATCTCACGGGTGACTCGATAGATTGACAACATAATCAAAGCATTTTTCTGACTTCTTTTCCTGGCCTCAATTGAATGTTTCTCATTTTCTGCAAGCCATTTCTTTTTATCTGCGGTCTTCAATTTCTGCTTTACCAATTTGTCACAGGCCTTGAGCGCTATCTCACACTCCTCGATTATCCATTCCATGTTGACTATGTCTGATTCAAGGAGCTCACAGGCCTTTTCAACAAGCTCGGCAGCATTGTCGGCCTCACTCATGAATGGATTCAGAAGCGCTTTATTAACGGGCTCATTCCCATGTTTATCTATGACTTGCTGCAGAGATAATTGAGTGCAGTTCTTTATCATTGCACCTCCCTCAGTAGCATTGATAAAGCGGTCTTTGTCCTGTGAAAAGATCTGCTCGAAGTTTGAATGGAACGACATCAGTCCAACATTTGTATAGACTGTCTTTCCATAGTAACCCAGCAAAGGAACTGATGATCCCATGGCTTGTTCTTTCTTTTTGATGACAGTATTTGGATCATCGACGGTCCATCCAATCGAGCCGTCGGCACCTCGTTGAACTGTGCCTGTCTCGTCTGCCAGTCGTGAGTGTGTTCTTTCACCTTCCCACGCAAGATCCTGTCCAATGATCGTGATTGGACTACATCCCATATGAAGTGCTAAACCTACGTTCATATGGGCAACAGATCCACCTTGAAGCAAAGATCCCTTGGCCTGAAGTAGATCAGTAATCGTCTCTTCAAAGCCAGGCGATTCAGACACAGTCACCATCAAAGGACCTTGCCAGTTCTGTAATAACGGGGCGTAGGATCGATTTAAAGCGATTAAAGGGACACCACAGTCGAGCAATCCTTTGTAGTGTGTGTAGTTCACAATGCCAAAATCAACTGACGTAGCGAGGTCTGGTTTGATGCCATACGCCAATAGGATCCGTAAGGCCTGACCAACGGCGAGAATCACGAACTTCTCACGGACCTTTTCATCGAGCAGAAGGTGGATGTTCTTTTCAAGCGATGGCCCGGTAGCAATGCAGATGGCAGGCTTTCCTTTGAATAGATCTTTGAGTTCACCGACACCTCGTTTTCTAATAACGTAGGGAAGTGATTCGATGTCATTTTCTGCGATGATCATCCCAGCGCCTTCTACTGTTCCTGTATTACACCTGATATTTGAAATGGTTTTGAAGACAAGATTGGACATATCACGATACTCTGGCCGGGCGTATGTGTATTGGTCAATGGTGACGTACCAATCTTCCAGGATACTATACTCCTCAGTTCTTCCAAAAATATATCGGATGTCATCTTCGCAGGTTAAGAAATAAATCCAACCTTTGGCGATGGCTTTGGTGTAATCATAAAGCGAAAAGGCGATCTTATAGAACTCAGCTATGGGTTCAACCACAAGAATTTTATGTTTCTTCTCGCGCCTTTTGACGAGCTCTCTGGCGACATAACCACAACCGAACCCTACGACAACCGATGCTGTGTTCCGATGCAAATTGAACTTCTTCACAGACGCCTTGATTTCTTTCTGTGGTGAATTCATCGGGTAGATAGGCCTGATCTGACCTGATTCTGATTTAACTAAAACATTCACGCCACCTGAGTTACTCTTGATCTCCTCAATCCAATCAACTGTTTCTGCATCTTCGATCCACTTGGCAAGCATAGGGACATGCTTTTCAAGTGCTAACATATTCTTCAGATAAGTTTCGTTCATGGAATCTCCTTTAAAATTTTAATATGTCCCCAGTCAGATCTGAGAATACCAAACCTAGCAACGTCAACATACTCTCCTTCCAGAAACATTTGGTCGGTCAACATTCCCTCCTCAATCATTCCAAGATTCTCAGCAATGTGGGCCATTGCCCCGTTTGTCACGGGCGTTCCAAGCCAGATCTTGTGTAAGTTTAGTTTATCGAAGCCATGCTCAAAGAGCTGTCTGATGGCTTTTGTTGCATACCCTTTTCCCCACGATTCCTTCTCACCGAAGATACAACTGAACTCAGCAGACCTGTTGATCCAGTCAATCTCAAGCATGACGTTCCCAATGTGTTTATGACCAGCTGGTTCCATCCCTGCTGATACTGGTGCATGAGACACCCACTGCTGAAGTTCAGCACATACGGCCCATATGATCTGCTTCTCTGGATCAATAGAATCAAAATCTGGTGGAGGCTTCATCAACTTTCCATGGGAATTGTACTTGGTTACTTCCTGATCTTGGAACCAATGTCTTATTTTATTAGAAGCTGTATGTGTAATGGGAACAACTTTAATTTTCCCGCTTGCGTGTGGAACATCATTCATCATCATAACTCCTCCAGCATCTTTAGCAGCTCATCTCTGGTTAATTGCCATTCGTTCGTGTTAGATAGATATTTCCAGACACCGGTGTTTAAACTATGTAGGCTATCAGTCACACAATATCGGTCATTGAGTTCAATCGTGTACCTGCTTTCTTCCTCTGTTAGAAGGCACTCATGAACTTTCTCCTGACCTCTGATGCCAATAAACTTGAACTCAGCTTCTGGACAAACAGCCTTGGCCAACCCCATGATTGACATTGACGGCATCTTAGGAATGAAAATCTCTTCCCCCTGCATCATAGTCAAGCAAGACAGGATAAAAGCAGCAACCTTTTCAAGCGTGATCCAGAACCGAGTCATGTTCTGATCAGTGATGGTGAGAGTGGGGGTGTATTCTAAAACTCCAGTTTTTGCCGCCTGTTCCTGAAAGATCTGAACCACAGATCCATTGGATCCAAGCACGTTGCCGTAGCGAGCACAACTGAATCGGGGTTTCCTGCCACCTGAATAAGTGTTGGCGTGCTTGATAAGATCCTCAGCACATTTCTTGCTTGAGCCATACAAGGTAGTGGGGTAGACGGCTTTGTCCGTTGAAATCTGAAACACCTTTTCGACATTGTTCTCCAGAGCAGCGTACACCACATTCTGAACCCCTCCAACGTTGGTGCTTATGCACTCCAACGGATTAATGTCACAGGTGTCTATCCGCTTCATAGCAGCACAGTTGATGATAATATCCACGTTCTGACAGGCAAGTTCCAGACGTTTCCTGTCTCGGATGTCACCTATCAGGAAAGCCACACCTTTTTCCAACCCTGCTTTCTTCAGCTTATTAGCTAGATTGAACTGGTTCAGCTCAGATCTGGAAAAGATCCGCACACCTTTCGGCTTGTACTTCTTCTGAATCAACATGGTAAGTGCAGTTCCAAGAGAACCAGTTCCACCTGTGATCAGAATTTCTTTGTTATTCATCTCCCCTCCTCCCTGTTATTCGATTTGCTTTGTACGTTCGATCCTGTTCAGCAGCAACCGCATCCCAGTTGCCACTACCGATGGACAATTCCATCTCACCTACTACTTGTCTCATGTGCATTATAAGATTCCCATTTGACCAACTGTGAGCTGACTCAACACCTTTCCTATCTTCAAGGTCCAGGTGCAGCTCAATTACTTTGGCACCGAAAGCAACGGCTGTATACACCGCAGCGATGAAGGTGGAATGATCTGAGTAGCCATTGATCATCCTGGTTGATTGAATGATACTGAGATTCAATTCATCCAACCTGCATGGATACTTACTGACACAATGGAGTAGATCAATCTGATTCTCCTGAGGAGGAAAGTTTGAGATGACTTCCTGAATCTCCTTCCGATTAGTTTGACCAAGTGATATCTGCAGTCGCAATCCTTTCTTGTACGCTTCACGAACAAGATCCAGATGGCCAGCTTCAAAAGATGCGATCTTCAGGTAGTCACAATATCTCCAAACTTCTTCCAGTCCCACAGTATCAAACACTGAAACCCCAAATAGCATACCCATGTCTGTTGCTTGATCTGATAATGAGTCCAGCCAAGCATAAGGCAGTTCATTCGCTTCCGCTGCCTCATACTCCTTCGGGAACTTTTCACGGTTCCACAACTTCTCTGCTTTGAAATACTGGAACTTGACACCAGTGAATCCTAACATCTTCGCTTCCTGGATCAAGCTGCAAGCCCTGGAGAAACTCCCGTTGTGATTCGAACCAACTTCACAAAAAAATTCTACTGGCATAATGCAGCCCTCCTATTTTGGTGGTATTTTCGTACAGATTCTGCTCTCTTCATTTTTGTTTCTTTACTATTCTTTCTACCAACTAGATAGTGTACTTCTGTTTTGTACTTATTTTTTAAAGATTCAGAAATTTTCTTACAAATTTCATGATCTCTTTTTTTGCCAAATAAATGATGATTCTCACCGCTATGACTTTCCGACATTTTCTTCTTTGTCTCTTCAGAATGTTTTTTGCCGAGCCATCTTGTATGACCTTTGTTGGCCTTACTTATGGCATTCCTACATTTCTCAGAAGTAACTCTACCAGTATTATGTAGAATTGTGTGTTCGGCCCGAGTCATTTTCTGTAAGTTGTCTAGACAATTATTTTTATTATTATTGTCTATGTGGTGGATAACGTTACCCCCTCCTTTAAATATAGGATCATCTGGGTGATACTTATTCCAAGCATTGTGAGCGTGGTAAGTATTTGCTACACGATTACTCATCATCTTATTATCTCCCATT